ATAATATGCTATAAATAACGTATGAGACGTTGTTGCATATATGTGACCGCGGTTCCCTATATGGCACATTCGTCTTCAGCTTGCCTCGGAGAGGCATAACGTATGAACGCTGCAACTAAGAGGTCTCGGAGAGACATAACGAATACGTGGGAGTCTTGTGTCTTATTACAAGAGCTCCCACGCCGTCTCGGAGAGACATAACGCGGTTAACGTCTGTCAAATATCCTGCTCACGTCTCCAGGGAAAGTGAATGCCCCTACGTGACTTAGTCTAGTGCTAGGATCAAGCCAAATCTTACCGCCTATTTTCTGCCATCTACGACAGAAAGTATAGTCTTCTGATAAGTATCTGTTATCATCTGGATCATGAATAGTATCGAAGAAAGAATAACAGAATGGATTGAACTTAGGATCAATAGAACTATCATTTTTATAATGTAGTTCTGGATATGCTTGAATCATCTTGTCAAAGACAACTCTTTGCACCATGAAGAATCCGGTAGAAGCATCCATTACTTCTATAGCTCCGTTATCTACATTAAGTTCCCTAGTTCTAGGATCTTTGAACTTAAGATTTATAGCATATTGAGCACTGTACTTAGAGATATCCTCTTTTCCTTCGATAGCTGCTCTTCTTACACTCTCCCAATCAACTGTTTTCTTAGGATAAGCTGCTGCAATTAATGGCTTATTCATTGCTAACATTCTGATTACCGAATCTGGCTCGAATTCAATATCTGCATCTATGAACATTAGGTGAGAGCAATCACTCTCTAGAAACATTGCTGTTAAGATATTTCTAGCTCTAGGCACTAGGCTCTCATTTCTAAGAGTAGTGATTCTGTAGTTAATCTTGTAATGATTTAGAGCTTGAGTAAGCCTAAACATTGATAAGAAAAACTGATCTGTTAGCTGTCCACCATAACATGGAGTTGCAAAAAACAGGTTGTGTTTCTGCAGTTCTTCAATGTTTATGTGCATCTGCCCCGGATTATTTGGGTCAGGTGTTACAGAGGGTTTACCGTTAGGTATCATCTCTGCTAGTTTTGATACCTTACCCATTAATTAAGATCCTCTACTCCTTCTGGTGATAGAGAATTGTCAGTTATAGTGCTAAACAACATGGTGTTGTCTAGTAGCCACTTCTTCTGCTCTTCGTAAGTTGGGCGCTTATACATCTTTGATACTTCGTAAAGCTCAATAGCACGTTCTTCTGCAGTCAGTGCCTTGCTTGTTCTAGCAGGTACACAGGTATACTTTACGTTCTGAGGAAGAGGACCTGTCTTCTCTTTCTTGATTGTGATGTCGTATCCCTTTTCTGGGTCTGCGGGGTTACCATATTCTGGGTTACGAGCATAGTCTACAATTTGCTTGTAAATAGTTGCTTTGACGTCGAATAGCTTGACTTTACCATCGCTTCTGTCTAGTACGTTACAGACATAAGCGAACTGTGGCTTTTCAGAATAGATATCTGGAGGTAGTTCCTTCATTGGGTCTTTTGCATTACTGTCAAAAGATTCTGACTGACGGTTGAACTGTAGGCATTCTACCGGCATCTTCTTTCCCTCTTTAGTGATTACCCAGTAAACGTAACGAGGAAGAACTTCTCCCACGAATCTAACCTTAGTATCTCCTACTATTGTTAGACGCTCGATTACCTTGCGATCTCCTTTTGTTTCTTTTTTAGCCTGATCCCATGCTACCATTTGTTGTTTCTCCTTTTTTAGATTGGTTTAAGTGTGTAAGTTCTGGTATGAACCATATTTTTTGATCTTTATGTTTTAAGTAAGGATTATCCCAGTATTTATCATCTAGATAAGTTTCTGGAATATATAAATTTTTATTATTTATGGATCTTTGACTCAGCGCATAAATATATACAATTTTATTGTAGACAGATTCTTTATCGTTTAGCCAATCGAAATTGACTAAATAACATTGAGGTTCTGTAGTTACATAGTTGTTAATAATCCCAAAGAGACTTTTAACTATATGTCTTTTCCTATATAAAATTTGAGGTATATGATCAATGTTAAGTCTGGAGAGCAATAAACTCTCCGAAGAACTTATAATTGAATTATATCCTTTACTAAGAGCATAAGTCAATGTAATTATACCTTCCGGTACATTATCACTGCGCGACTTTAACTCGTACCAATTAAAATGCTTCAATCGGTTTAAATCCCTTGATCAGATACCACTGAACTCTCTTAGATTGTTGTGCCTGAACTATATGTCCTTTTAGCCAAAAATCTACGATTAGTGGATCTTTTTTATCTGGATGTAACCTAATAATTCTTCCTACTCTCTGCTCTAGTTTAATAGGATTATTATTAGGACAAGTTAAAAATATTGTATCTAGACGATGACAACTAATTCCTTCGTCAAATATCTTAGTGGTGAGGATAGCTTTTACTTCTTTTCCAGCAGAGTTTAGTATTTTATCTCTTTCGGTTTGCGGAGTTTCTCCGATCAAAAGTTTACTATCTGGAATTAGTTTTAATAGTTCTTTTAGCATACCTACTCGTTCTGACAGAATTAATAAGCATCTACCTTCGGCTATTTTCTCTTTAGCTTTTTCTGCGACTAAGTTTAAATACTTGGGATTTTCTCCTAGTTCAGATAACCTAGCAGTCCAATCTCTATTGATATTGAATATCATAAAAGGTATATCTGATTTAACTATTTCAAAATGGCAATCTGCCAATTTTCTACTATCTTTAGCGACTACTAACTTATCTCCAAAATAATCTGGTAATACTAAATGGTGACCGTCTTTTCTAGCAGGAGTTGCAGTAATCGCAATCTTATACTTAGAATTTATATTATTTACAGTTTCCGAGAAGGTTTCGGCTGGGCACAGATGTGCCTCGTCTACTATCACTAGGGAAAATTCGTTCTTTATAGCTTCTATATTATTGTTGGCGCTTTTATAGATAGCAACCGTTATAGGTTTAAGATTAAACTTACCATCGCCTATCATACCAATTTCTTGATTTGGTATTAACTTTTTCAGTTCTTCTATCCACTGATAGAACAGTAGCTTAGTGTGCACTATAATTATAGTAGTAAGACTTGCTTCTGCTATGAGATTGCACGCTGCAAAAGTCTTTCCCCATCCACACGGTGCCTGAAGTAACCCAGAATTAAGTCCCCTCATACCTATTCCATTTGGAAAAAAAGGCCTGATAGCTTCTAACTGCTCAGGCCTTAATTTACCATTAAATTCTAGTAGAGGTTCAATTTCTTTTTTTGTACGCTCATCTTTTAAGTTTTCTACTTCTAACTTAAATATAGAATTACTAGGGACTAAATAATAGTTATCAATCTCTTCAATAGATGAAAAGAATTCATCTCCGTAATTATAGAGATATAGAGATTCAAAATCACTTATATCTTCTATGTCATCTTTGCAGATTCTTAACTTTTCATTTATTGTAGCGTTTTTTATCTTCATAGGTTTATGTATTCACTAATCTTTGTATCATAGGTAAACTGATAGATAATCCATTCATAATCAATGTAGAGTAGTATTACTTTTAGTACGTCTAAATCAGCATTTTCTAAGTCTACAGTTTTATGTATTTTTAACGGATAGCTAACATAATTTACCCAAATTAGTCCTTCTTTAATTTTTCTAATTCTTGCTAGTTTTGTTGGAAATCTCTCTTTATTTACTAAATCAAATACTTTACCTGTACTATCTACACCCCAATAAACTTTGGCATTCAATAGTTCAGTTAAATTTCTACAAGTAAACTCAAAAGATACTCTAGTGTCAAAATTAGATAATCTTTCAAAATAAGAAAGATTCTTGTTTTCTGAGGTTACGTTGTCTATAAACGTAACCTTACTGTGGGGATCTACCTTAACAAGAACCTTATCTTTTTTGTATATTACAGAATATGGATTATGTTTTCTCGCAAAAAAAGGAAAAACAATATCCTTAAACTTTGAGTGGCTCAAGTTCTCCCCAGCTATTGCCTACTTCGAAATCTACATCAATAGGACAGTTAGGGATACTAATTCCTCTGTCTATCTGAATAGACTTACGCATATTCTGAGCCCAGGTATCAACTAGATCTTCTCTTACTTCCGCGACTATAGAGTCGTGAACAACAGTAAAAGGTATGATCTCTCTCTGATAGTTGTTATCTTCTATCCATTTCATAGCATCTACAAGACCTAAAAGATTAATGTCAGACGCTACACTCTGTACTAAGAAGTTAACCCCAGACCTAATTGCGTGACCTGCTACGCCTCTATTTGGAGATTTACTCTCTGGAAGTCGGCGCTTTCTGCCGAAGAAGCTATAGATATAGGCATTGCTTGCAATGAAATCATTGGCATGATCAATCCATATCTTTAGATTACTAGCTTCTCTAAAGTATTTATTAATAAACATTTTAGCTTCTTGATAGGTAACGTTAGCAGTTTCTGCAATTTTACCCGGCCCTGCTTGATACATGATACCGAATGTAATTGCTTTTGCCCACTGTCTATTATCTGGATATAGTTTTTTAACTTCTTCTACCTTGCACGGCAAATTGAAAATCTGTTTAGCAATGTAAGAGTGGAAGTCTAGTTTTTCTACGAACGCTTTCTGTAAGAATTCGTCATTACTGAGAACTGCTGCGTAATACACTTCCGCAGTCTTCAAGTCTCCCTGAACTATCTTATAACCCTCCCGGGCTTTAAACATCTTTTTGATGTCCTTATTGTCTCGAGGAATATTTTGGTAGTTAATTACTCCAGAGCTAGATAGACGTCCGCTGGTAGTTCCATGAATATTGAAACCACTACGTAGTCTTTTATCAGAGCTTAACCCACTAATAATACCTTCAAGATATGTATCTTGGATCTTTTTCTTTTTACGAAGATCTAGTATTAGATTAGATAGAGGATGATCTAGTTCTTCTAGAACTTCCTTATCTGTTGACCAAGCACCGGAATCTGTTTTCTTTACTGGCTCTAGTCTTAGAATAGTAAAGAAAAGTTCTCTAAGTTGCATAGTGCTATTGGGATTGAACGTTTTTTCATATATACGCTCAAATCTAGCAACAGCTTCATCTTGATAAATCTCTTTTAGAGTTTTATCAATTTCTACTTTGTAGTTATCTACAAGAGTTTGGGCGAAGGCTACATCAATAGGGCCTCCGTTTCTCTCTAGAACCATTAGTGATTTACTAGCAGGTAGGAGAATTGTCTCGTAGAGACTTTTAAATTTTGGATTCTTATCAACAAGAGGTTTGAATTTTAGATATAGTTGAAAAGAAGCATCCGCATCCTTACAAGCATAAGGAGCCAGGATGTCTAAGGGTAACATTCCGTAATTAAAGTCTTCTAGCTTGAGCTTGCTTTTTCTACAAAAAGCTTTTTTATATTCATCTAGTTCGCGCTCATAGTCACCTAGATCGGTATATTTCATAGCTAGAGGCTTAAGTCCATGCGTGCCTACGGCTTCTTCTAAGCAATAGTGAAGAAGCATGGTATCCTCAAAGTCAGGAAACTCCCAACCTAGTTGATAGTTCAAGAACTGTTGATCGAATTTGCCGTTATGGAATATTACTTTTTTAGTTTTAAGTAGATTTTTAATTTCTTCTTTATGCTTTAGGATTATATCAATAGATATAAATACACCTTCGTGAGGTTTAGTACTAAAGGCAACTCCGATTATGTCATTGTCCATAAAAGATAGACCTGTAGTTTCGATATCGCATACTACTTCTTTAGCATCTATAAAGCTAGAAGACATATATTGATTATATGATTCCTCATTATCTATATACAGATGGGTCTTATCATTTACAACTACGCTATAGTTACCATCTACGATTTGAGAAATAGTAGATAGGGCTTTAACGATATCATCTCTACTCTGTGGTTTAACAGATATGATGTTAGGATGCATCAATGGAATATACTTATCTTTTACAATGGTTCCATTGTATTTAGTTATTCCAGTCATACCACATACATGCTTAAGAGCTTCGGCACCTACAGGTACAATATAAGGATATGTATCTAGTACTGTCATTTCGAGATCTACATCTTTCTTAAGGATCTTATCCTTAGGAGATGAGCATAGATACTTAATATCATACTTAGAATGTAGGGATGTGGGTGCTAGTTCTTTAAGCCATGAGTCTAAAGTTGTATCGGCGACAGACGCACATACGAAAGCTAGTTTTGTCATTTTATTGCTTGTTCCAATTCATATTTTGATAGATCTCCGGGATCTCTTCCTGGAGGTAAGCTTATATTTCTTACTTCTATGTTATTTAGTTCTAGTAGTTTTTGAATACTAGCAGCAGCTCTTATACCAGCAGAATCTCCATCCATTAGAAGATGAACTTTAGTAATTCCTATTTGATCTAGAAGTTCTACTTTTTTAGGACCAAAATTTTGAGTCCCAAATATACATAGAACATTTCTAAATCCGTGCTGCCACATATTTAACATATCGAATATACCTTCTACTAATATAATTTCTTTTGTTTGTTCTATTTTATCTAATGGGAATAGTATCTGTGTAACAGAGGCTCCCATAGGTCTACGAAAGTATTTCGGTTTTTTACTACTAGTAAGTCTTAATCGACCTTCTATAAATCTTAGTCTACCAAATTGATAGACTGGTATGCAAATATAATCTTCCATTCCCATCTCGTGAGTTAGGAATGTTCCAAATTCTTGCAATACTTCTTCAGATATTCCTTTAAACGGAAAATCTACTTCTGTCCTGTTATTAGGTAACTTTAGATTGTCTTTTTCAATAAAAGACGTAACTTTCTGTTTAAGCTTTTGAATTTTAAATCTTTGCTTAGTTTCTATGGGAACTCTAGTTACAATTCCTATAGATTGCAAAAACTTAGATCCTCCACCTTTAAAGTCACAACTCCAACATTTAAATACGTTTTTGTCTAAGTTATAGCTTAGTGAAGGATCTCTATCTTCGTGTAAACCAGAAGTGCATTTAATTAAGATAGTAGAAGGATTATTTGTTTTCTTAAAAGGAATTCCTCTATCTTCTAATATGGTTATAAGATCCATTTATTTTATAAATCCTTTGATGATTCTTCTGATCCGTATCTCTCACCGGGTAGAAGCTGTTCATTAATTACTTTACTCTGGCTTGGGTCAATCTTAACACAAGGCCAGTTCATGAATACTTCAAAGTTAATCGTTTTACCATTTCTTATCTTAGATGTTAACATTTTCAGTTTATTAGGATCTTTTTCCTGATCTACAGGCATGAAACTAAAAGCTCTATCTGCGAAATCTAAGATACCTTTTGCAAATCGTGCTTCTCCAGAAGAATCAATCTGGAAAGGAGAAAGCACTGTTATATTATACTTTCTTGCTACAGATTTCAAGCTGTCTGACAATACGATCTGAGATTTCCAGTCTTTTTGATCTGGTATCTTAATGATGTTGATGTAGTCAACTACAGCCATATTAAAGTTAGGATATTTACTACTGAATAGATTACAATAGTGATCTATTCTAGAAAGATTCAAGCTTTCATCGTCTATCAGAAAGAACCTATTATCTTTCATAGGAAACTTTCGATTTTTCATCTCTAGTTCAAACCTATCAAAGTCTTTAGTTCTAGTAGTTTCATCTACTAGCTTTAAAAGCTCTGGTTCTGGCTGATAAAAAGTATCTACCTTAGCTTGAAGTATTCTTAACTTTTGATTTTCTTTTAGTTCGTTTCTATAGATATCCAGAAATGGAACTTCACTAATTATAGATAGAAGTCGATCATATACTTCTTTGTATCTCATTTCAATGGTAAAGAAAGCTACAGTAGCGCCTTGTTTGAAACGATTAAAGGCGCAATTCAAACTTATAATAGATTTTCCACTACCTCTACGACCGCCTAGAAGGACTAGTTCTTGAAGAGCAAACCCTCCATTGACTGAATCATATTCAGTACTAAGACCTGATGGATATAGGGTAAAGTCGTCTCCTTTAGGAAAGAATTCTAATTCTCCTACATCAAATAGTTCATCTACTGATGGAGACGCTTTATTAAGTTGTAAAACGTGTTCTTGCAGTTTATCAATGATTTCTACTTTTTCATAGTTTTCAAAATCATCCATAAACTTGTCTAGAAATCTGATAGTATCTTCTCTTACATAATGATCTTGTAACTGACCTACTAGAAATGCATTAGCAATAGTTTCGTACTTATTGGTATCAGATAGAATCTGAGTATCAATATAGTCTTGTAAAGCAACATCTTTATGTACAATTAGTAATTCTTCTATGCTAGGCAGTCTAAGATTAGCCTTATAGAAGTTTTTAATCTTATCAAATAGCACAAGACTCATGCCAGAGAAATATTCCGGCATAAGTTTTGAATAGAAATCGTTATCTCTAGTAGCCAAAAGCCTACCTAGAGTTAGTTTTTGTAGATCAAGCAACTGGGTTACTCCCTGCTATAGGAAAGAGATCTCTTCTATAGTATTCGGCGAAATATGAATAATCACCGATATGATATACTAGATAAGTTTCTCTTCCTGTTTCTTCGATTATTTTTGTGACTCTGTTAATAAAATTCTGGGCAGCGAATCTTTTCCACTGACTACCGTCATCAAGGATGTAGTATGATTCATAATGAATACCCTCTACAGGCTCTTGGTCAGGAGCTAACTTAGCCCAAGAATGTAATTCTACCGACTTTAGATGAGCATTGTCGAATCTCTCTAAATACTCTTCGTCGTATATTTCTTTTACTATAGCAAAACTGTTATTTTTTGCAACAAATACTTTTTCACCCTTGACGAACTTTTTGTCTAGGTCTTGAATAACATGGTCTACATTAGCCTCGCCTCTTTTTGAGCGTGCTCTAATAGGTACGTTACCTTCGATAAGAACTTGTTTAATTTTCTGAGGAGTTAGATATAGACTTTCTGCAATAGAAGAAGTACTTTCTCCTTTTAGGTATGAACCTATAATTGATTTTTTTGTTGCCTCATCAATAGGTTTAGAGCGAATTTCTTTCTTAAGGCGTTCTTCTCTTTCAAGACCTTCTTTGAATTCTGTGATAATAGTATCTAGTCTCTTGGTATTATACGCAATACCAAGATGTTCGCAGCAGGCCTTTTTAGTTTTACCTGCCTTGAGCATCCAGATAACCTGTCGAATTTTAGACTCAGGTATTTCTTTTTTTACTGCCATGTTTAATCCTTATATCAATAGATTCTAGCAAATAAAAATGCGTTAGTCAACTTGAATTGAAACTAACGCATTAATATGTAGAAATGTATTGAATTAATTTACTGTTTTTAGGCTTAGATTTTCTCCGGCCATTTGTTCTTCTTCTTTTACATAGTTGTAAAAGTTTTGAACACCTGTCCATTTGTTTTTAAGCTCACACTCTATGTCTGTATACTCTAACATAGGCACTGCTAGGCTAGCAAAGAATTCATCGTGAAACTCGTCTGAATGTTCATTCATTCTAGATGATCCAATTTTACTCTGGCTTTTATGCATAGCTGGGCGAATTGGATACCAGGTTTTTAAGAATTCTTTAAAGTACGGATGCGTATGAGTAATATACTCTTCACCCTTACGATGACAGTAGTAATGATGTACGTCTAGCATACATCTAATAGGTATGATACTGGCTAGCTCTAGTGTGTGCTCAATATCATAACCATTAGGTTTGTCTTCGTTTTCGACTGTCAATGCTTTTTGTGTATAGTCATCTAAGTATCTGTAATTGGTAGCAAATCTACTAATACCGTCTGAGTGTTTACCTCCGTAGAGACCTTGTAAATGGATGTTGATAATAGCTTCTTTTGCTGGTATATTCATCCACTTAAATATCTGTGCGTGATAATGCAGGTCTTCTATAGAGTTTGTAACCACGTCAGCACGGTTTGAACCAAGGACAGTATACTGACCAGGATGGCTAGAAAGGCGAATCCCGCTAGAAATGGCGAGTTCACCAGCACGTCCCAGAATATCTTTAAGTGTTTCTGTAATTTCTCCATAATATGGATGTATCTCCTTTACCGTATAACAAGGGAATAGTTCAGAACTAATTCTCCAATATCTAAGCTCTTTGGGCTGAGAAGATAGAAATTTAATCTGTTCTAAAAGTTTATTTGCGTTGTAAACGGCTTTATCTAAAGCCTTTCGATAATTAGAAAGAGCACTAGTTTTTGTAGTCGTGCCCATATTCATTTTATCTAAAGGCGGTTTATCAAACATACAACAAGTTGCAAGTCTGTATGTTGGCTCTTCTTTGAGCCAATATCCTTGTAAGTTAGTCATACTATATATTATCGTTTTTCAAACAATTTAACTAGCTTAAACTTTAATGAACGTGTAGGTTTTCAGCTATAAAATATAAATCATTAGTCAAATCTCTAATTAAGCCAGTCTTAGAATACACCGGTCGAAAGCCATCTCTTAGGGCTTTATTGTTTCGATATATTTTTTCTAGCATAAAACTTGCTCTATAGGCTATCTGAAGTTCTTTATATTTTTCACTACTTAATTCTTTATCTTCGTAATATCTGGAGATTATGGAATGAAAGTAGCCTGTTTTTTCTTCTTCAGGAAGTGATAATATATAGTTTAACGTGCTTTCTGGCACATTAAATAATTCAAAAGGTTCTAAATCTTTTTCCATTTCACCAATAAAAAAGCGGCAGGTGAGTTACACCTACCGCTTCTTCCCCTCAATTTACTTGAGTTATTACTCAGCCTTTGGCTGGTAATCAGCGCAAGCCATCTTACGACGAGTGAGAACGGTGCGAACACCACGCTCAGTCTTGCCGAAGTGAGCTGCGATCTCGGCTACGGTCTTGTCGGCCATATCCTCGATACCCTCATATGGGTCAGTCTTTGTAGCCTTCTTGTCACGCTGTGGGGCCTTTAGCTCCATTGATAGAAGCTTACCACGAACAGAGTTGACTGGCTTGTTTAGGCGAGCAGCGATATCCTCGAGATATGCACCCTCCTCAACCATCTTACGAACAAGAGCCTCTTCCTCGACTGAATAGCTCTTTGGAGCTACCTTCTTCTCGGCTGGCTTGATGTGCTGAGTCATCTCTAGTGAGAGAGCCTTACCGTTGATCTGGCGAGCATTGAAGTTGCCATTACCAAACTTAGCAGCGATCTCTTCTGCAGTGTGCTGTCCGCTATGAGCGACTAGGAACTGCTTTAGTGCCTCAGTCTCCTCAGGAGAGAAGATAGGAGCTGCGCCGGGCTTCTTTGGCACGTCGTAACCTAGCTTACGTAGCTTGGCGGTTACTGAACGGCGTGGGAACTCGAACTCAGTGCAGATTGACTCTACAACTTCCTCAGTTACTCCACCTGCGCAGAGTGACTGCATACGAGCAACCATCTCATCAGTGTATTCAAACTTTGACATTGTTTTTAATTTTCCTCTTTATTTTGTTTTCAATCAGATGTTTCCCGATTGATTATGTTCAGATTATATCAGCGATCTAAGAGCTAAGCAAGATTAAAGTGTAAACAATTTTCTTAATTGGTAGTTTTAGAATTTTTGTTAAATTAGAATTGACCAGTTAAAATCTTTTCTTTATTAGTCCAAAAATCTATGATAGTAATACCGTACTGTTCAGCTTTTTTGAACTTACTAGAAGTGGAATCTCCACCGCTAATAAGAGCATAGAGATCGCGTGTTACGGATGTCTTAACATCGTAACCATAGCCAGATAAAATCTCAGTTAACTCTTCTCGAGTTAGATCGAATTTACCTGTTATGCAGATCTTTTTATCCTTCTTTATTGGAGCCGTGATAGCTTCCGTAGTAAGGTCCTGAGACAGATTTAGTGGGAGCTCTGATACCCACTCCTCGTTGACGTCTAACCAGCTGAGAATACTATTGATAGTCTTTTCCGCTACTCCATCAACTTTTACTGTCTCGATATCCCTCAGCCTATCAAACCTCGGAATTTTACTTACAATACTGTTAGCAGCTGTTAGCCCTACCTGCGGTATTCCTAGAGCTGCTAGGACAATATAGTAAGGTTTGTTTTTACTCTTATCAATTTCTGCCTTAATCTTGGGGCCGTTAGCGCCTAAGGCAGCCCACTTTTGATCTTTGTAGAGATCTAGTGGGTGAGTAAGTTCCATCTTTTTAACACTAGATGGACCTAGCCCTTTGATACCCATAATTTTGATAAAGTGCTCTAAGGCTTTAGGGGCACTTAGATCTTCGTGATCTTCACAAAAAAGCTTAGGTCCGTTTCTATACGTTTTAATACCTAACTGCTCTTCTGCGTGACGGGCTGTAATTTTTGAGTTAGTATTAGTTCTATCAATTACTTTTAGGAACTTAGGAATAACTCCCCCCGCCCTTTCGATCTCAATGATGTCTCCTAGAGCTAGTTCGTGCTCTTCGATAATACCAATATTATGAAGAGTTACTCTAGTAATGACAGCACCATCCAGAGTGATTGGAGAAACAATACCTACTGGATTTACGGAGCCTGTACGTCCTACTACCCAAACTACATTCTGTAGTTCGGCAATAGCCGTAAGAAGACCTCTAGGTTTAAGGGCTACTGAAAACCTAGGATATTTAGAGGTCCAACCTAGCTCGACACTTTCTTTATAAGAATCAAGTCGGTATACCTCTCCATCGTGCGGATATTTAGAACAGAATTCCGTATCAAATACGGTATTAAATCCCATTGCTTTCACAACACTCATTCGTGCTGTATAGTCAATATCTACACCTAGCCAATCATGGGCTATGAATTTAATGTTTCTGGTTTTAAACTCTTCTGCTGAGTCTAGACCTAGAGCGCCAGACACATAGTTACGAAAATTAGTAACCTCATTATCTGTTACGCACTCTCCGTTAATAACCAATTCCTTATGGGTTGATTTTACGGTTGCAGGGACATTTTGAATATGTTTAACCAGATGAGTTACGTCTTCTCCGAACTCACCATCACCTCTAGTCATAGCAAGAACCATCTTGCCATCTACATAGATGATAGAAATATTAGCACCATCAACCTTAGGGGTCTTGATTTTGAAAGATGGGTTAATATCTTCCTGGTCATAGACTTTCCTAAGCGAGAATAACTTATATTTATGTTTTACCTTACCACTGGTTCCCCCTACTTTTTTGGTAGGAGAATCATAATCTGCCCATCCCTGGGCATCTTCAAAGGCTTCTAGAGTGTCATATAGACGATCAAACTCTTGGTCTGATATCTCTGGACGATTCACATCGTAATAAAGATGACAGTGCTTTTTTACAAGCTCTTTTAGCTCTTGGTAATTCATTCTTATATTATATTAATAAATTCTAGATCTTAGCAAGTTAAAAGCAATAGTATGTGCTTGTTTTTGTAGAATTTCAATAGGAGGGGTGTTGACTATCTTATAGTCGAAACCATCATAATCATCTAGTGATGTTTCACTGGGGTGATTTAGATCTCTTTTAGAATTTTTTCTTTCGTTGGAAGGGTCACCCTCTATTCTAATTAGAGTTCCACCTTCTTTCTTTATGGCTTCTGCTTCGTTAGGAAATCTAACATCTGTAACTATCCAATTATCAAAGGTTGAGTATTCAGACATTAACGCTATTACCCATCCGTCTGGATGAATATTATCTCGCATGGCTTCTGTTCCTAGTTTTTGTTGAAATTCTCCTATGGTCATGTCCCATTTAGGTAAATAATGTTGCTTACCTTCTTGAGTAAACCACCAAATTTCTGGAGTATTTGTTAAGTATGCGCCCATTTTCTTGAGCTTAAAGGCAAAAGATTTTTGCATAAAAGTAACACCATAGTCGTCAAACTCATGCAAAAGGCAAGAAGCTAAAGTGTCTTTACCGCTGTATAGCTTACCACTAATTCCTATAATCATTTATCGTTTGCTAGAGTATACAGTCTAGTTACAGATTCTACTAGATTTTTTAGATTTTCTTTTTTGTTAAGATTTGTGCCTTCTATTTCTATGTCTAACATAGTTTCGAGATCTCGCAACATCAACTTAACTGTTTTTGTTTTATCAGGCTGAGCCTCTTCTGGCTTTTGATAAATCTTTAACTGAACTAGTTTAGAGATAATACTTCTATATCCTTTATGCGGAAACTCTTGTGCAATCTCTTCTATGTCTTGTGTTTTAGTTAAATATAGGTCTTTTAACTTTGCTTCTTCTTCATCGGACCAGGCTTTTGTACTCATTATTACTCCTCAAAATTAAATTCTAACTGATCATCTGGTTTATAATCAGCACTTAGTTTTTTACTAGCTTTAGTTAACAAGTGAATAACAGTATCTACTTCATTTGCATTTAAAGCATATCCTTTTTTAGTTGGAAACCATACTTCTTCATCTGGGTCGAATAAATATTCTCTAATATGAATATATGTTCTGTCTCTAAAAGAATTCATGGTGACTTTGACACCGCTATAGTCAGATTTCATATAAGCTATGCCAAAATCTAAATCGTCATAATACACTTTTTTACCTTTAAAAGAATAACACTATTGTGTAGTAGTAAGCAAGCAACTATTTTATTCTAGTTGGTTTTCTTGTGTCTAATACTATGTGTGCTAATGTCTGGAAATAATTTTTTGCCACAGATTCCCATGTAAACAGCTTAGCGTTATTAACTTTCGATAATATGCTATCTTTTTCCTGATGGTAATATAGATACTGCATTTTATTTCTAAGATCTGTAGCGTCTGGTTCTAAAACCCATCCATGGCTGCCCATGTTAGTTAAGCTGTCTCCGGGTTTAGTAGCAAATATCTTTTCATCATTAAAATTAACTAATCTCTTGCTAGAGTTTATTCTCAGGCCACACTCTTCATTAACGAAATCATCTGTAGGACCTCCGCCTGTAATCAATGGAAATGCTCCGCAAGCCATAGCTTCCTGCACATGCATACCAAAACCTTCTCCTCTATATGGATGCACTAATACATCTGTAGAACGATAGATTTGAGCCATTTCCTCTTCTGATAAAGAGTCATCATTGAGTATTATTTCGGCACAGCTCTTATAGTATTGTATTCTTGTGAGTTCATGTAGAAGATTATTATTTCCGTATATCTGCGGAGAGTCTTTAATAAACAATCTTACAGCATCAGCTTTTACAAATACTTCTTTAAAGGTGTCTATTAAAACATCAATACCTTTTCTAAACTGTCCACACCCAACAAACGTGAAAGTAAACTTTTTATTATCGAATAAAGAAGTTAAAGCGCCTTCTTTATTAAAGACTTCTGGGTTATACCCATTAGGAATTACAGTTATCTTGCTAGGATTTATTCCACCTTCTAAGTATCTATCTCTAACCCAAGTGCTAGGAACTATCACATGGTCTGCAAAGGTTTCAAACTTATACTGCCATTCAAAAGGAACTCTAGAGAACTCCCATGGTTGAATATAAATAACCTTAGTCTCTGGATTATTAGGCCACACCCACATAGGAGGATAAGTATGTCTAATTTGAATATCTACCTTTTTATCTGGGTTTCTATCTTTAGATAATTCAGTTAGCTTTTTTAAGAATTTTTTGTCTACTTTAAAAGAAGGATCTAACTTATCTATTGGAGTAATACATACTTCAACTTCGTTAGTTTCACTAAGCTTATCTAGTTCAATAGCAATATATCTATTAATAATAGATAAGCTATGATTATCAAAAAATTTACCTACAATTTCTACTTTCATGTGTACACTCTTCTAGCTTCTTGATTTGCAATATTTAGAAATTCTTTTTTAGGAACCCTGACTAGCTTCTCCCATTGGTTAGCACCATATCCACTAGTTTTAAAATTTCTTAACTGTGTATAGTTATCTAGATTTACCAATTTCCAATTATGAAAGAAAGGATCTTTTGCAGTTTTATCGCTATGTCCAAAATTATTTAATTTCTGATCTAGCTTAGTTTCTTTTCTACAGAAACTCCAGTGTAAAACTGCTAGAGGAGTGCGCAGGTGTTTTCTGTTATTAGTCCATCTACAATAGGTATATTCGTTATTTTTATGTGTTACAAACCCTTGTGTATCACCTCTAAACCAAGTATTGTCTTCGTTAGCAATAACTAAATATGAATCGTCAAATTCTTTATAAGGTAAAAACCATGTAAACAACAGATCAACACTATTGTTATATCTCTCAACCAGCGGTAAGAATTTCAAGAAAAAGTCTTTAGAATTCAACAGAGTCTCATCTGCATCAACACTAAAAATCCAATCATTAGTGCATTGAGATTTTAAATAATTTCTTTCAAAGTTATCGTTTTCTAATGCTACTTTACTGTGATGAAAGTTATGCTCTATTATAGAAATTTTATTATCTACGTCTATTGCTTTTAACGCTGAATATAGTTTTGCTTCGTCAAAAGAGAATTTATTACCGCTCCAGGTAATCCTATCCTCGTCTAATCCAAGGACAATTTCATCTACATAGTCATAGTAGCTGAGAATACTATCTGGAAGATATTCCGCATCATAACTGATTAGGCTGATTACTGACTTTTTTCTCATTTAAAACCTCATTTTGTTTTTGAATTACCATAACGCTTACGCCATTCCACCATCCTTCGGTGTCTGCATTAGAAGCACTGTATGTAGTTATTTTGTGCTTTACCTCATATTTTTTATCAGAGATATACTTATCTACGTCTTCTCTTATTTCTCTTTCGTTATAGTTAGTTACGACTAATATAAATACATCATCAAACTTATTATCATAAAAATTTAAAATATCGTTAGTTTTATGTGGTATATCTAAATGTATAATGTTAAGCTTATGTTTAATAAATGTAGGAGATATTTTATCCCAATCTCCCATAAATACTTTTACTGATTTATCTAGACTTAGTTTTTCCAGATTTTCAATTAGGTTCAATTTAACATTAGGCCATCCGTCAGGGTTATAAGAAGATATCTTTCCTGTTTCTGGATCTTTATGTTGGCCTAACGGGTTATAGGTAAAGTTATCTACTGCATAAGCTGCTAAAAGTTTATTTTGCATTAGTGCAGCGGTTAAAGTACCGCCTCTAAAACATCCTAATTCAAGATAACAACAATTTTCTAGGCTACACAGATTGCTTAAAAGATTTTTAAATTTCTTTGAAGACACTGAGTATTGATCCATTACTCTCCAGTCATTAGCAATTTTTGAAAGATTTCTCTGGGAGTTTTCGTATGACTTAGTAGCTAATTCTATTAATTTATTTGTTTTTTCTTCGTTCACGGGTAAGTGCTCCTGTAATCCATAACTCTAGTAATATAATTGGTCCAAAGACTAAAACTAAAGGTAATATGCATAATAATACGAATGCTAAGAGGAATGCTATAGAAAAAATAGCCAGCACCCATCCGCATAACCAACCAGTATATGCTTCTAGTATTATTGACTCTTGTTTATTAGACTTGCCAATAGTAGTTTCTAGTGTTTTTTCAAATTCTTCTTTTTTAATATACTTAGTCATTAATTTTAATGTCGAGAGTTTTATACAACTCTGAACCTTTCCATTTGTTTAATAGCCTTTGCATATTTCTAGTCTCAGCATCTGCATTTGATTGAGTTCTAATTCTCTTTACATCTTTACTTTCAAAATGGTATAGAGGGACAGGCACCTGGTATATCTTCCAACCTTTATCTCTAGCCATCAAGCAATAATCAACGTCTCTTTTATATGTCCACTCAAAGCTAGGATCAAAATCTCCGACTTGATCTAATAGCTGTCTGCGAATGTATATCCCACCAAAAGTAGTCCAAGCTACTTCCCTAACGTAATCATATTGACCTAAATCAGGTTCAACGTCTTTAAATGTTTTTTGAGAAAATACATCTATACCAGAACCAAAATGATCTGGAGTGCCGTCCTCTAAAAATTTTCCACCAGCACATTGAATAAGTGGTTGGTTATTCTTATTTTTTAAAGGGTATAGTAGTTTACAACCAAACATTCCTGCTTCTGGGTATTTATTAACATACTTTAATAAGTCATTAAACCAGTTTTCAATACCATTGTAAAAATCCATATCAGAGTGTAAAATAATTACATCATTAGGGTTTGCCTTTTTCCATAATTTTTGATACATGAGATCGCAGCCTATTCTGGCAGTATCTTCTTCGAAAATAAACTCGGCATCTAAGAAAACAGATGCTTGTTTAAGGTGGCTGATTTCTTCTTCAAAAAGATATGGAGTTATAATAGATACCTTATTCACTTTTTTCTCCAAATGCTGCAAAACTAAAAGCCAAATCTCTACCACTTACAAATATGTTTTTATATCCAAGACTGCTTAAAACGTCATGAATTTGTTCTGGGTAGAACTGATGTAAATGTTTACGAGTAGGCATTTTCCAAGGTCTCCAATATTTACAATCTGGATGTGGTAAATATAAAAATAGAGTTCCTTTCGGAGCTAGGCATGCAGTCCAAAAACGTAAGACTTCCATGTAATCAGGAATATGCTCTAGACAATGTGAACTGTAAATATAATTCCATCCGCCATATCTTAAAGGTAATGAGAGCGCATGGCTATTAGGATCTATGACTGGATCTATAGGCACTGCGCCTTTTAAGGCCCACTCTACTCTATTACAACCTATATCTAACCCGTGACCTTTACATACTTCTAAAGCTAAAGGCTCTATGAATCTGGTATGATTACCTTTTGTAATATACTCTGGAACTATTTGATCTTCGAATGTAACTGTTTGAACCATTTATCAATCTTTTCTATAATATCATCTTCTGTTATATTTATTACACAAGATTTTTTATCTTCTCGGTATCCACAAGTGCTAGTCCAAAAAGGATATTCAGTTTCTGGATTACCTATCTTGGTCTTACTATATTCTTTTTTATAAAAGGCAGGTTTAATACATGCATAAGTTCCGCAATGTTTATCTTCTTTTGCAGTTACGCTGTGATGATTTCCGCTATGATAAAACTCTGGAGAATCAAATGTAGGCGGAAAAACACTACATATATTTATAGTATCTATTCCTAGACCTGCTGCCATAGCTGTCATAGAACCCATAGGTCCTAAATACATATGACATTTATTCAACTCTCTAAGAGAGGTTAAATAGCTAGAATCACTAACATCTCTACCAAGCGGTAGTATACGCACGTCAGGTATTATAGACCTTAAGTAATTAAATATTTTGCCGTAGTCTAGATTTTTATTTAGTTTTCTATTCCAATCTAGAGGACCAGCAGTAGCTACAGTAAATTGACTGTATTTGTGTGCTTCTTCTCCAACGGAGAACTTAGTTTCTGTGTGAATGTTATTCCAACCAATTTCTTCTGCTACCTCAATAAGTGCGCTTTTTACAACGCCTAAATCAGAAAACCATCCGTGTTGTTGATATATAATATCTGGAGAACTGGTAAGAGAATTATTTTTAGTATTAACATTACCTTGAAAATCAATAAAACCAACGTCATCTATATGTTCTTGAAGTTCCAATATTTCTAAAACTTCAAAGATACCGTTTTTATTATTTTCAGCTGTAGTAAGTGTCAAATTCTGTCTTACACAAAAAATTATATGAGAATCTGGATACGCCTGTTTTATAAACCTAGCGGCATGAGTGCCTATTAGACAATCTCCCGTTGCTTGGGAGTTGAATATTAATATAGTTTTTCTACCCATGTCCTAGGTGTTTTCTCGTTTATAATCTCTAAAGGTAGTTTGTAATCGAAAGGTTTAGCGCCCTTTCCGCGAATCCATGATACCATTTCTTGAATGGTATCGTTCATACTTGTGTTGGGCGCATAGTTTAGCTCTATTCTAGCTTTTTCACTACTACACCATGCGTTTTTTACTTCTTGCGGTCTATCAGCAAGGTATTGAATACTTGGATAAATACCGCATAGATGTGCTACTTTATAGGCTAAGTCTTTAATAGTAATCTCGTTGCCCTCGGGTCCTATATTAAAGATTTCTTTATTTGGAATATCTTCTTTTTCGATTATTCTAATAATCGCATTTATACAATCTACAACAGGACTGAAACTTCTTTTCTGTAATCCGTCTCCATATATAATGAGCTTATTGCTTTGCAGCAACGAATTAATAAAGATAGACACTACATTTCTATACGGATCATCATATTTTTGATGAGTTCCTATTATATTATGAGGAACCACATGAACTACTTTAATGCCATGAATATCACTAAGTAAATTGATAGCTTGTTCGGCTTGATACTTAGCTAACCCATATGGATCAATAGGATTGCATACAGACTTTTCTGTAAACGGAGTTTCTATTAAACCATACCTAGCCATTGAACTACAGTTCAATAATAGTTTAGCTTTAGAAGCTATAGCTGCTGTAGCAACACTCATAGTTCCTGCGTAGATGTTCTCTGTAACAAGTTTAGGACTAAATACAGATAGACCCTCATAAGCAAGAGCAGCAGTGTGAATAACTATGTCTGAATCTTTCATATGCTCTACAAGAGCTTCATAGTTTAAAATATCTATCTGTTTAAAATCTGCTGGTTGCGGACAATTATCTAAATAACCACCTATAAGGGTATCACATCCAGATACCTTGTGGCCTTTCATTAAAAATCTCTTAGCTAAGTGACTGCCTAAAAATCCTGCTATTCCTGTTATATATATCTTCATAGATTGTTCTCGTAATATTTCCAGATATTTTCTATATCCATGTAAGGACTATTATGATGTTCGGTAAGATGACTGCATAAAGAAGGCATTGGAGAGATACATGGCACTTCAGATAAAATCTTATCGAAGACTTTATCATTGCTGGTAGGAGCTGCATCTTTTAAGTCTTTTAAATACTTAACCCAGATAAAACCTTTGGCTGCTACAGTCATAGTAATACTATCTACTGTACGCCAATGTCTATCTGGGCCTAAAAGAACTTGAGTGGGTTTTATTTCTTTATATCTATCAATATAGTCGTAAGGAGCTATAAATCCTTGATTCCAATTTTCAGCGGACAACTTAAAAGTATTTAATCCGTTTGGAGTAAACAGATAATCATCTTCTAAAATAAGATGAACATCTTGCTCATACTGTTTAACAGAGGATTCTAGCGTATCTATCAAGGTTACTGTGTGTTGATGATATTCCCATGCATGTTCTGGTACGTGTATGATACTTAGCTTTGCTTTGCACGTCTCTCTTAACCAAGTTAAAGTCTCATGGGTTACATTATCTTCTATTAGATAGATTTGATCGTCTGGAGATACGCTACTCTGAACTGATAACCAACATCTTTTTAAGATGTCTGTTTTGTTATAGTTTTTCCATCTATTAACGTAGCTAATAGATTTTTGTAATTCGCATACTCTCCAGTAAATAAACATTAAAAATCTTTCTAAAAGGAATAGGCCCGTTGGGTAATACGGTGGAGCCCATACCGCAGAAGTTATGCCGCTAGGCGGATCTCTTCGATGCTATTATCGTTAGCATTTATTGATTTCTTGCGATTAGAGGTCGCTCGCGCACCTATCTCTACTTCAACCTTTACACACCTGTCGATCCTAATTCATCCCCATTATAAATATGTCAATGTTTACTAATCGACATATTTATGGTGGAGATGACGGGCACTGCCCCCGTGTCCAGTATGCTTATTTCGCTGCTATCAACGAGATCTTGTCTGCTAAAGCCTTATTTAGTTGTTGCAATTTAGCCTCAGCATATTTTTTATCTTTAGTAGTCAGAATTAGCTTACCAGCCTCATTATAGATGGACCAGTAATTATAACTAAATTCTACGACTTGACCTTTAAAGTAGTTATGTTTTAGTTGAAACACTATGTAATTTTGATTGAATGTATTCTAAATTTTCTACTATCGAACCAAAATCATCAGCTACTCTAGAGAATTGTCTATTAGGAGATTCTAAATTAGTATAATGATGATATAATCTTCTTGCTTGTGCTAAAACAATATCGACGTCAGTCATTTAACTCCTTCAAAAATACTTTTAGAAATAGTTATTTCTTCTATTTCTACTGCTTTTTCCCAGTTAAATATTCTAAAATCATCAGCCTCTAAATCCCAAACAAGTTCTTGTCCGGGTCCATAGTTTCTGGATCTACCATCTCCTACGATCTTTGCTGCGATAAACTCGTCATTAACTTTAGTAATGTCTAGGATCTTTGCAAAAACCATTTTTCGCTCAGATCCGTCTTTTTTTGTAAACTTTCCTTTATATGCTTTCATATATGTATTATATGAAATATATAAGTATGAGACAACTTGTATTTTTAAGAGTATCTTCTAGGCTGTTGAAAGTTACCTGATTTTTTAGAGTAAAGTAAAAACTTCTCTTCTTGCCTAGCCTCTATCATTCTTTTCTTTTTCTGTTCTTTTCTGAACCTAGATAGGGCTATTTTCTTTTTAGCACGTATTTTCTGACTCTTACTAAGATAATGTTCCTTAGATTTTAAAGTCTTAAAAATACCTTCATCGTTTAATTTTTTAGTTAAAATCTTATACGCTTTGGTTACGTCGTTATGTTTAACAAATAGTTTCATTAATTATCTTTACTCACTTCTACGTTATACTTTTGCAACCACTGTAATAATGTATGTCCTGGGTATGCGCCTTGTAAAATTGGTCCCATAAGATCATGCTTACTAAGTATTATCGTAGGAAATACGTTAACACCCCATAGTTGAGCTTTATCAGATGTTTCATCTAAGGTAATATACTCAAGATTTTTTGTAACAGCAGATAACTCGCTGAATCTAGCATTCAAATACTCTAAAAGAGTATCGTTGTGATAGAATCCGTACAACTTATTATACATTATTCAATTTCCTAATTGCCTCCGCCTGGGCTTCTATTATAGAATGGAGTTCATTAATACGATGATTTAAGTATTGAATCTCTCCGCCTAACTCTTTAGATACGGCTATGATTTCTGACCTAAGATCCCTAACCTGGGCTTTTAGTTCCTGAGGGGTTGCATACATTAAATTACTATAACATAATAGTTTAAAATGTCAAATAATTTCTTTATTTGACCATTATCTCTTATTTTTTTATTGCTAAAGACTAAAAAACACTCTATAATAATAGAATGAGCTATTATACAGAAGGTAAACAATTTTTTAAAACTATGGCCGATGTTCACGGTCAAACTCAAGTATTAGATGAGTATGAACTTATTAAACAACAGTCTGGAGAGTTTGTTGGAGCCCTATTTATTAAAAGGGTATATATGGACTATCTAAAGAAAAAAGAACAAAAACTCTTAAAGAAAATGAAGGAAACTAAATAATGAGAATTATCGGACTTGATATGCCATTTGCTCGTCTAGTTAATGACGCAGCTAATATGTGCCGTTGGAATCCTAATGAGGCTATGAAATGGTTTGATAGCGCTCGTTCAAGGGCTGTTAATCCTATTGATGTAGCAAATTATAATAGAGCAGTTAAACGCGCTTGCGATACACTTAATTCTATTGAAAGTAGCTATTATTACAACAAAGAGTATCAAGAAGATTTCTGGGGTGTAGATGTAGTACCAACTAGACCGCAGCCTCTTAATTTTGAATTGTCTCTTAGTGAATATCTTGCGCTCCAGAATCCAGTAAATTGAACTGGTAAAATGGTTAATTTTCAGCTATAAATTACTCAGTAGAAAAAAATGACTGAGCCTTATAACTTCGATAAGATTGCTTCTGATGTAAAACACGTAGATAGTAGATATACTTGGATTAGAGATGACAATGGATTTGTTCATTTCTATAAAAGAAAAGATTACTATACTCAAACTCATTTTATGACTATAGCTTTTCATCAGGATTCTGGTATTAACTACATAGAGTTTTTAAAGACAGTTAATGCAATCTGTCAGACTCTAAGCGAATTAGATTATGCTAAACATAAAGTAGATCTTTTAAATAAAAAGAAAGGTAAAAAAAGTGCCAGAAGGTCCTGAGGTACTTCATGTAACTACACAACTTAATTCTGTAGTTCAAGGAAAAACTTTAGAAATAATTAGCCCTGTATCAGGTAGATACACTAAATCTCCTATTGTAGGTTTAGATAAGTTTAAATCTGAGCAGGTCAAATCAGTTCAATGTCATGGTAAATTTATCTGGTGGACACTAGAATCTAGCTGGATATTTTCTACTTTAGGCATGACTGGTAGCTATAAAACGGAGCCGAATAAATATGCTCGAGTTAGATTCAATTTCAGTGATGGTACTAGCGTATTCTATTGCGATATGCGTAATTTTGGTACTCTCAAAATAATCTTTTCAGAAAAAGAACTGAATAAGAAGTTACAAGAACTAGGACCAGATATGTTAAATAATCCTCCTAGTTTATCTATATGGCTAGAAATATGTAAAAGAAATCAAGCTAAGACATTAGTTAGCTTCCTAATGGAACAAAAAGCCATTGCCGGAGTAGGTAATATCTATAAAAGCGAAAGCCTATTTTTAGCAAAACTTAATCCATCTAAAAAAGTAAAGGACTGTAACGAAGATGAACTTTCAAGATTGTATCACAGTGTCAAACAAGTGCTCAGAAATAGTTATGAGATGGGCGGCGCTACCATACGAAACTATAGCGATCTATACGCTAATCATGGCACATACATCCAATTTCCTAGTAAGCCAGATGAGATGATGAAAGCTAGACTAGGAGTTATGGTCTATAGCCAAAAACAAGACCCATACGGAAATCCAGTAGAAAAAATCAATCTGGATGATGGAAGAACAACCTGGTGGTCTCCAGCCATTCAACAATAATAGATAAGCTACTACCTCTTGTCAAAGAGCTTCTGATATCAGAACCTGTTGATGTAATTGAAAACGACGGGCAAGCTATCTATGAGTGTTTTACTTGGGAACTAGTTTCTCCAAGAGAAGATGGGCTAAGTAAAATTGGTAGTGCAAATATCACTACAGCTCAACATATGGTCATAAAGGCCTTACACGACGTTAGAGATGTTGAGCCTTTACAAAATGCTAAGATAGTATTTAATACTATCCTAACCAAGCTAGAAGCGGAGCGAGTAATCAGACGTCCGCCTAAAGAAACAAGAAAAGGATTTAAAATTATAAAAAATGACTGAGAATACAGAAAAGAAAAAGAAGCCAGAACCTAAGGCCCTTGATCCACAAAACTTTAAGGTTAAAATCAATGAGATAGTAGATCAGCTAGTGCTCATTGAATCATCTAGAGATGTAATCAAAGAGATACAGTCGTATCTCAAGACAGAGTATGGACTTGCATCAGGTCTTACTCGTGCAACTGCTGTTGCGGTATTTAAGCGTAACAAAGATGAGCTAGAAGAGAAAAACGAAGCTATCTTGTCTCTTGTAGAACTTTGCGAATAATTTTTATTTGCTAGTTACCCATAAGATAGCTTAACATATATCTATACGTTGCCATTTGGGACGTATAAAATCTTGCTTTTAAGGAGATAAAAAAACATGACTACACTTGATATTATTCGTCAAATTGAAGACGCACTTTTTGGTCAGCTTGACTACCTAGCTTCGGCCAAAACCTTCTTACCTTATAATCTATATAAGGAAGATAAGACTGGTAACTACATCTTAGAGATGGCAGTTGCTGGATATAACAAAGATGACCTATCAGTTGAATACGTAGACGGCAGGCTAACTGTAGAAGCTCAGCCTTCTTCAGCTTATCCAGAAAATTCCCTACGTTGGGTCCATCAGGGGCTAACTAAAAAGGCCTTTAAGACAGTATTCCCAATTTCACCAGTATTTCTAGTTGATGAAGTCACGCTTAAGGATGGTATGCTAAAGATTACCTTCTCTCGTAATCCAGAGAAAGTAACCAAGCTTCCAATTAAGTAAAATGTGGCCATACACAGAAGAAGAGCTGGACTGGCTCGGTTAACGACAGAGGGAGAGTAATCTCCCTCTGTTTTTATTTGACCCATACTCTAAAATAGTATAAGATAGAAAAAATGACAGAATTCAAAACATTAGTTCTTAATGCGGACTACACTCCTATAAGTGTACTACCACTTCACGTAATTAGTGCTAAACAGGCGGTTATAAGACTTTTTGCCGATACCTGTTCGGTAGTATCTGATTATGGCACTCCTATTAAGACTCCAAATCCAAACATCAAGTTAAATTGGCCTTCTATAATTATTCGCAAAGAATATGTTAAAAGGACGCAAAAACCTGTGCTAACTAAAAGCTCTTTGCTTTATAGAGACCGGGGTCATTGTGCTTACTGCAATACTAAACTTTCAATGGAAACTGTTACTAGAGACCACGTTATGCCTCTGTCAAAAGGCGGCAAAGACGATTGGCTAAATGTAGTTGCAGCGTGTCCAACCTGTAACTATCTTAAATCAGATCATCTGCCTGTAGGTAAGTGGAAACCAAATACAAAACCTTGGCATCCTACTCACGAACAGTTGATAGAGCTGAGAAAATTATTTCCTGTTACTGTATATCACCCTTCCTGGGTTGATTATCTACCTGCATGGAAAGCCGAGATTAAAGTAGCATGGAACTAGTTTTAGGATTAGTTTTCTCTATTGCTTTTTTAGCATTCTTAATTGGGCTTTTTGCTGCAGTATCTCACGCCGTTTGGAGTATCTTTGATGACTAATAGAGCTATAATATTTTGTGACGGAGCCTGTAAAGGTAACCCCGGTCCTGGAGGGTTTGCGGCTAAAATTTACTACTTGGATAAAGATCCTAAGATAGTAATAGGTCGCGAGTCTAATACTACAAATAATAGGATGGAACTACGAGCAGCTATAGAAGGTATTAAAAACGTAACACTCGAAATAGATACTATAGAGGTTAATACTGATAGCCAATACCTTAAAAAGGGTATAACAGAGTGGATTCACTCTTGGAAAAAGAATGGTTGGAAAACTGCTAACCGTAAGCCTGTAAAAAATCAAGATCTCTGGAAGGAATTAGATTTTCTATCTTCTCATATATCTATAGAATGGAAATGGGTTCCTGCCCATTCTGGCATAGCAGAAAATGAAGAAGTAGATACTTTAGCAAGCGAGTGTTGTTATAATGGATAATATTATTAATTTTCAAGACCTAAAAAGTAAAAAAGACGGAACCACATCTCCCAAAGAAATGATGCTAAAAATTGTAGGCGAGATACATAACCTTATAGACCAAGGTAAATTATCCGGTATAGTTGCTGTGGGTATGGGATCTGATAATAAAATATTTTCCATAATAGCAGGAGAATTTGATATTATCTTGGCTATAGGTGGCATTGAATCAGTGAAACATATGATGCTATCTGGTAGTGAGATGGTAGATGAAGATGATTAGTATAATAATATTAGCCATGGGATTTATAGTCCTATGGTTAATGTCTTTGAGGTAATAGTGAATATAGACATATTTAATACAGATAAACGGTATTCGGTTATTTACGCCGATCCACCTTGGACATTTGAAACCTACTCAGAAGCTGGTGGAGATAGAAGTCCAGATTATAAGGTTATGACTTTGGAAGATATTAAAAATTTACCGATTAAGAAGATTGCGGCTCCTAACTCAATCTTATTTATGTGGGTAACTTTTCCTATCTTGGACAAAAGTTTCGAAGTAATGAAAGCGTGGGGATTTGAATATAAAACCTGTGCATTTACTTGGGTAAAAACTAATAAAACAGCCAATCTTAAAGCCTTAGATGTAGATAAAGATATACGCATGAATCTAGGATATTACACTAGAGCTAACGCAGAACTATGTCTACTCGGTAGACGAGGTAAAACTTTAGAGCGTAAGGATAAAGGTGTTAGACAGGTAATCATATCTCAACAACGTGAGCATAGTAGAAAACCCGACGAAGCCTATGACAGAATAGAAAGACTATTTGATGGTCCATATCTGGAAATGTTTGCAAGAACGCAAAGACCTGGATGGGACGTGTTTGGTAACCAAATTGACAAATTTTGATTATTCCGTATGCAAAGAGATAACAGCAGAAACTACCGAAAAAGGCAGGCTATATAAAACACCTGATGGTAGTTTTCCTAGCGTCACTACTATTTTAGGAAAAACGGCTAATAATATCTGGTTGCAACGCTGGAAAGATAAAGTAGGAGAAGAAGAGGCAGCGCGTGTATCTAAAGCTGCTACGGATCGTGGAGAGATAGTGCACAAATATCTAGAAAGATATTGGGATGGATCTAACTCTTGGGCAACTGATATTTTAAATGAAGAAATTACTACTCAGAAAATGATTACTAATCTCATACAGGCCACACAAAAAGGTGTGACTAATGTCTGGGCACAAGAAATACCTGTTTGGTCTAAACATTTAAGATATGCTGGACGAGTTGATATGTTTGGAGAGTGGAATTTTATTCCGGCAGTAATAGACTTTAAAACATCTAAAAAGAAAAAACAGATAAAAGATATTAAAGATTATTTTATACAGTGCACAGCATATGCTTACGCTCACAATGAAATTTTTAAAACAAACTTACAAAAAATAGTTGTTTTAATTACTGTGGAAAACGCAGATGTTCAAGTATTTGAATCACAAACTTTACCTTTCATCCCTGAGTTAAAATATAGAATTAATCAATACGAAAAATTACAGATTAGTTTATAAAGACTAATGAAAACTCGTAGAATATCTAAACAACAACAAGAAGAATTACTACAAAAACCTTTAACTGATCCTCAAAGAGCATTTATTAAAAGTCTTGTAGTTTATCAAAGTAAATATCCACAGCTCAGCCAAAAACAATGGGAGACTTTTAAAAGTATATACAATAAATATGTCTAAAGAATTAATAGAAATAGACGGTAAAGTGCTAGAAGCATTACCTAATGCAAATTTTAAAGTAGAAGTAAATGGGAATATCTTACTAGCTTACGTTAATGGAAAAATTAGAAAGAACAATATCAGAATATCTGTAGGGGATAGCGTGAAGGTAGAAGTAAGTCCTTACGACTTACATAGAGGTAGAATAATTTATAGAAATGGGTAAATATTCTATAGAAACTATACTAAAAAATAATCTAGCTCATGTCAGCAATACTTTTCCTACTGCATCATCAGTTAGTTCCAATACAGTATCTTATATTTTTACAGTAGACAATTCTAGTAATAAAAAGCTATTATAGCTATAAATCCCCGGAGGATAAAATGGCATCATCTAAAGACGTAAAAAGACTTGGAGACGGTAAAATAGAATATAGAGGCACCGTCTTTCCTGGGTTTAATAAACCTCGTTCTTCTACTAAAGAAGATAAAAAACGTATGGTATTAGCCAAAAAAGGGGATGAGGTTAAAGTAGTTCATTTTGGTCAAAAAGGCTATGGACATAACTACAGCCCAGATGCTAGAAAGAATTATCTAACTCGTAGTGCAGGAATTAGAGATAAGAGCGGACAACTAACTAAAGACGATAAATTCTCTCCTAACTATTGGGCTAGAAAAGTGTTATGGGCCGGATCTGGTGGCTCTAAACTAAGTAATCCGAGAAAGAAATGAAAAAAATGAAGAAAGTTCCTGCTGAAACTGTAGACGGTAAAAGAGTTATTAAAAGATATCTTGGATCCCTTAAAGGTCAGTCAAGAAAAGAGAGAGCTAAGGAAGTAGTTGCTAGACGAGAGCAAGCTAGATCTGGTAATTACTCTTATCAACCTTTTAAAACAGATGAGGGCGTTGAGACTAAGCCAAGTAAATATACTTTGGCATATCAAAAACGCTACGGTAAGAAAAATGGCGCTAAAAAATAAACCACAAGATAAAGGCTTAGCTGGTAAAGCTAAAGAATCTAAAATACCTAAAAGTATTTTAGAGCAGGTATATCGTAGAGGTGCTGCTGCTTGGGCAACAGGTCACCGTCCAGGTGCTACAAGAGAGCAATGGGCATATGCTAGAGTTAATAGCTTTATTACCAAAGGTAAAACTTATTACACAGCAGATGCTGATTTAGCTAAAAAAGCTAGAACTGCAAAGAAAAAATAACTCTACTATTTACTAGTAGCTCTGTAAACCCCGTCCCAGTTAGCTGGTGGCGGGGTTTTTGTATACTCACGACAACGATCCATCATCATTTCGTAGTATGATTTCATATCGCCTTTAAATGCTTTCGTTAATCTTTCGCACAATACGGTAGCACTAGTGAAGTTTTTATTTCTATAATAATCTAACATATCGTTATGATCTTTTCTTGCATAAGAAAAACCTAAATCATCTATCTCTTTATTAGTGCCTAAAACAGTATAGATATTAACTCCTTGTTTTTTACCTTTTACCGCAATAGTGTCCAGTTCTAATATAAAATATTCATCTGAAACATACTCTGCAGTTTTCGGACCAACTACTAATTTGACTCCATACGGTTTGCTTTGTCCTTCGAGACGACTAGCAAGGTTGACAGCATCACCGAGGCAAGTATAATCGAAACGTTGATCGCTGCCCATATTTCCAACAACAACCATACCGGTATTGATACCAAGGCCCATGCCGAAAGGAGGGACGCCTTCAGCCGCAATACTTCTGTTGAATTCATCTAAATCTCCTAACATACTTAAAGCTGTTTTAACTGCATTCTTGGCGTGCTGCTTGTCATCAAGCGGCGCATTCCAAAATGCCATCTGTGCATCGCCAATATACTTATCAAGCGTTCCTTCATTCTCAAGAATTTTTGCAGTCATCGCTGTCATATAGCGATTCATGATTTGGGTTAATCCTTGAACATTCTCACCATAGTGTTCGCTAATAGAGGTAAATCCACGAACGTCTGTGAACATGATTGACAGCTCTCTGCTATCTCCGCCAAGCCTTAATAGCTCTGGATTCTTCTGGAGTTTTTCCACAAGAGCTTTTGAAAGATAAGATTGGAATTGTTTCTTGATTTGTTGCTTTAGTTTAAACTCTTTAACAAATCTAGAATACACGACATATCCATAGAACAGTGTTCCAAATATTAAACTAAATGTCCAATCAGTTAAATATTGATATTGATTAAAGACGTAGTAACTTATACTAAATGGAACTAGTAGTATAACTACTCCCCATACTCCTACGAGTAATTTATTTCCTTTATCAGCAACGAGAGCACTGACTGCTATCAACAGACAGAAAAATAAAAGCTCAGTTAAATCTGCCCAATAAGGTCTAGTTATTTTATTATCGTTCCATAGAGTTTCCCACGCAGCTAAACTAACTTCATGACCTAGTTTAGTGCCTGCAGGGGTTGCAATAGTATTAGTAATTCCCTCTACGTTTATAGCTAAAATAGCTATTTTACCTGTCAAGTCTCCCCAAGATTCCTCTTTCCAACTTTTAATAGGCCAGGTCCAAGACCAATCTATCCATAACTCTCCGCGCTTATCTGGTTCTACGGAAAAATTCTTATTGATATATATGCTAGATAATCCCGCCTCAGTAACTTTTGCTCTATAATTTTTAGCCCCATGTATTACTCTTGCTATTTCTAAAGGTAAAGAAGGATAGAACTTATCACCAACCATTAACACTAAAGGTATTTTTCTAGTTACTCCATCTAGTTCTGGGACTGTAGTAATCATACCCATACCTTGAGCTGTTTTAGATATTTCAGAAATACTACCTATTCCGTTTTGATACCTATAAAACCATTGTTCTTCTGTATTTCCTACGATAGCAAAACCTCTAGTTACTAGATCTCCTTTCCCTTTTAAAGAAGCAGATTGCGTTCCTATGACCTTACTATTTGTTATAACCTCTTTAAGTATTTCATCTTTATTAAATCTATCTTTTTCTGCAAAAAGCGGATATAGAACTACAATCTCAGCTCCATGATCTACAGCTTTTTTAATACCATCTGCTATTAAATCTCTTGGCCAAGGCCATTGACCTTGTTGCTCTATTGTAGGCTCATCAATTTCTATTATTACGGCTGTTTCACTAGTTTTAGTATCATTTAAAGTTAATAACTGATCAAATCCTTTGAGTTTTAAAATCTCTACTATATTAGGCTCGTATATCTTTATACCGATACCTATTGCGATTGTTAGTAAAGTAATGATTACTTTTTTCATTTTTGCTTAACCTTTAGAATACTGTTGGATTGCATATTTCCAGCTACAAACGCAGCAGAGATACCATCTCCATTGTATTCGATTTTTAATCCGTAATCTTTATTAACCTTTATAGAAAACATAGAAATATCTAATCTTTGAGTTAAAACAGTTGTATCTTCTACTATAGTACTGATCTGAGTGGTGGGATTATACCCAGTTACTTGACCGTCTTTCTCATTAAAATTATCAAAAATTGAATCTATATTGTTTAATCTAGTATTGAAAAAATCAGACTTTAGTAGGTCTACATTCAGTTCTTCAAATTTAAGAGGATCTTTATCTAGCATATTTACGTCTACAAATTTAAGGTCAAAATCCAATGGACCCTGTTCTTTTTCGACATTAGAAACTGTTTCTACAGATTTCGGCATGGACAGCAGTAAATCATTATTTATTACTCTGCCTAACATATTAAGAATAAGTGGATTTGAGGGCGGACTAGAGCTGCTAGTCACTATAGTAGCTTGATAGCTTTTATTCAGAATAACACTTGCAACGTCTGTGCTAACGGTAATTTCTCCTGTGCTTCCATCTTGGTTAGGTAAAAGCATAATCAAACTTTTACCCAACTCATTGACACTCATAGAAAATTCTGTACCTCTAACTGCTATAGAAGCAGTAGGAGTTCTAACATCTACAGCTCCTACTTTTTTTGCTAAAAGTCCGCTTGCATATTGTACAGTGCCAGAAGATACTTTCATAGATAATTTTGCTAAATCTCTAGAAGGATCAAAAACATACTCATCTATTTCTAAGTCACTATGCTCAGTTACACTAACGTGGGTTTTGTCAATAAAATCTATTCTAACCTTTGAATTTTTAGTAGAGATAGTGTCCATAGATTCGATACCGTCTCGAATGCCTATAGGTTGTTCTTTTTTATTTCTTGTAACAGACGCCTGTCCGTTAAGCTCTGTTACATCTCCTATTCTTGCTTCAGTCTGTTTGAGATACAGTAACTGACTGATTATTACCGTTAGTAATAATATTGATAATTTTTGCATTGGTTCCACCCTGGCTAAAACTAAAAGTTCCAGTATTTCCTGTATGGTCATGTATTATTCTATGTGCTCCAGCTCCTGATTGATTAGTTGTTATAATATTTGTGCTACCTGTTACGGTAAGAGTAAGTTCTGTATTACTACTAGATATAGTATTAGTAATACTATTACTGTCTCCGAAAATTGTTATACCTACAGTATTTATACCGCCAGTTATAGTAGATTCTATAGTATTACTACTACCAGTAATGTCTAGGGTATATTCATTAGTGCTACTATCTTGTCCGTTACTGCCTATTTCAAGAGTAACTGAATTGGAATCTCCTGTTTTTGTAATAGATACCGTATTTGTATCTCCATAAACTGCAAAATCTAAAGAGTTACTATTTCCAATTTGATTGACACTAATAGTATTGGTAGTACCGTTAATTATCGAAGGACTACTAGAAGTTCCAATTCTATTAGTTACTCCATCTTGAGTAATAGAACCTGAGAATCCAGCGCCTGATTGTTCTATATATAGAACGTTACTTTGTCCATAAGCATGAGTGCTTAATAAGATCATTAAAATAGTATATAATTTTTTCATTCTGACATTCTCCAAAGCCCCTTTCTTGCACCTTCTTGAATTAGTTCTACTACTCCAGCTTCAATCGCTGCTCTGACAGCATAGTTTACAGGCTCATTTGTAGCTAAACCAGTTTCTATTTCTACGGCTCGAGTTCCTGCATCTACAAATTTAAAAACATCTATACCTACAGCAGAGCTAAGTATGGTTTTACTTGTAGCTACGTTAAGCAGCACTTCTCCTGTTTGAACACTAATTAGTCTCATTACTATAGTTACTTGATCCTGTCTATATTGTGTTGAAGGACCTATACCTAAATATCTCGCTCCTATTCCACCGCTTATCGTATTTACGTCATATCCTATAATTCCACCTTCTAATATAAGAGATGCGAATACTAAAGGTCTTAGTGGCTTAGCATCCTTACCTTCGTATTGTTCTCTGGTTTGCCTGATTAATTGTCTTTCTCTAGTTAGGTTTTCTAACCCTACTCTTTCTACAACTTTAAACCAGCTACCGTTACCAGCATCTTGAAGTGCTTTTATAAGCCAAGTTTCGGCTCCCTGCGTAACAGCGCTACTTAGATGAGCTACTACTTCGCTTGGACGTCTCTGTCCTGTTTTATCTGAAAATTGATATACTGCTATATAAAAAGGAGCTTCTGTAGATAAAGGACTATTAACTATAGTTAGTTTTTTAACTACAGATTCATTTATTGATATAGGCTCTTCTACATTAGGAGGTATACATGCTGTTAACAATAAAAAACCTACTAAGCAAATCTTTTTCATTAAAAAGCCCCTAGAGGTATAGTTATAACAGTAGTATTACCTTTATCGTCTACTACATTTAATGTAATGTTAGAGCCGTCATTGTTAAAACTTACGCTAGCTCCTCCTATTACAACGGTTCCCGATGACGATCCGGTGCCGTCGAACATCTTATCGACAACATCTTTAGATATTTGAGCGTATATTCTAGCTTCAACATTTCTTAAAAACTTCTGAAGATTACTCTGTTCAAGTTTACTTTCTAACTCTTTTCTAATTTTTTCTTGTTCATCTTTTATTTTTTGTTTTCTTTGCTCTTCCAGTTGTTCAATTGCAAATACGTGGCTAGAATAGTTAACTCCGCTAAAAGCCGGATTTTTAAATTTAAAATTTAATTCACTAGCTTTAGCGGAGTAACTCAGCATTAATATAACGAATAAAAATACATTTTTATTTATCACTAAATACCTTTCTAATTAGAACATTATTCTTATCTGTGCTCCAATAATGTTATTTAC